ATCGTGATCGTGCTTACCAGCGCCAGCTGAATACAACGGCTGAGCACATCAAAGCAGTACGCGCAAACATGAGTGGGGATGCTCGTAAGGTGCAGGATATGACTGTGCCAATCGTGATGCCGCAGATTGAAAGTGCAGTTGCGTATCAAGCAGGCGTCTACTTAACTAGCTATCCAATCTTCGGCGTAGTCAGTTACCCCAAGAACCAAGATGCTGCCATGCAGTTTGAAACTACGCTTGGTCAGCAGTCTGTGCACTACGGCTGGGCACGAGAACTCATCAAAGTATTCCGTGATGGCTTTAAATACAATTTTGGTGTAGCAGCTGTGACGTGGAAGAAGACACCACTGAAGCAGGTCACTACAGACACCAGTATTTCCTCTGCAGGACTTGCCAAACTCAACGAGTACAGCTACGGTGGCAACTGCATCGAACGTCTCGATCCATACAACTGCTTCATGGATATGACAGTGGCACCATCAAATATTCATACAGAAGGTGAATTCTTTGGTTGGAATACTCTTATTAGCCGTGTTCAGCTCAAACGCATGATGAGCGTGCTTGATACTGCCAAGACTACCAATGCCACGCAAGCATTTGAGTCGCAATTTGCAGGTGCCAGCCAAGATGACACAACTGGCCTCGGCTACCACACACCAGTTATCAACCAGTACCTGAACATCGGATCTAGCAACTACACCACAGGAAATTGGGGACAGTGGATGGGTCTTCCTGGTACTGGCAAGGATCGCACCAACATCAACTACAAAGATAGCTACGTACTTACTCATTTCTTCTGCCGTGCACTTCCCAGTGATTTTGGTGCTCGTGGCAATACAGCTAAAGTGTATCATTGCATCATCATCAACTGGCATACTGTCATCTTCGCTGAAGAACTTAACAATGCCCATGACCTTCTGCCTGTAGTTGTGATGCAGCCGTATGAAGATGGCCTCGGATACCAGACTCAATCTATGTTGGACAACGCACTGCCATTCCAGGATATGAGCAGCGCACTGTGGAACATATCTCTTGAGAGCAAGCGGCGTCTTATCTTTGACCGTCTGGTTTACAATCCACGACTCATTGACAAGAAGGATATTGATCCTGTCTCTAGCGTTAGCCGTATTCCTCTACGCAATGCAGCCATGAGCAAGGATGATAATGCCATCGCTAAAGCACTTTATCAGATTCCTTATCGTGAAGATAACAGTTCTAGCAATCTGCAAATGTCTGAGATGATCTCAGCAATGGCAGATCAGGCAAGCGGGCAGAACAAGGTAGATCGTGGTCAGTTCCAGAAAGGCAACAAGACCAAGACTGAGTTCTCTGAGACAATGGCTAATTCTAACAGCCGTCAGCAACTCAGCTCTCTTGCTATTGAGTATCAGTTCATGACGCCAGTCAAAGAGATCATCAAAGCTAACACGCTGCAGAATCAGTCAGCTGCTACCATTCTCAATCGTGATCTGCGCCAGGAAGTAGCTGTTGATCCAGTAGCATTGCGTCAGTCCATGCTGGAATTTAAAATATCTGATGGCAACATTCCTGCTGACAAGATGATGAACACAGAAATGCTTACAGTGTTTCTGCAGACTGCTCAGGCCATTCCTGGCATCACTACAGAGTACGATGTTCTTGGTATGTTCCTTTACTTTGCCAAGTTGCGTGGCGCTTACTGGTTGGAAGACTTCAAGCGCAATCCGCAACAGCAGCAAGAATTTCTTAACACTGTACAACAGACTGCGCAAGCACAGGACCCAGCAGCAATGCAGCAAGCACAAGTAGCAGCACAACAGCAAGGAGCACAGCCATGATGCAAGATACCGCCTCTAAATTCTTTAGGCCTCTATTAACTGAGGCAGATGTGCAGCAAGCACTAGGCGTATCTCCTTACTTCCTTGCGTATCTGCAAGCAAAGATAGAAGCCTATGCAACTGCGCTCATCGATACTGCGATTGTTTACGATCCTGATCCTACCAAGCAAGTAGCATCTATTGTACAATTTGAACGTGCTCGCACATTTGTGCAGGCATATGAAGAATTACTGGCTGAGCTGATGGATGCCCAGCAAACTAATATGGACTCTCCCCAAGAGCGTCGATAACAACGGCGAAAGCCACAACCCCCCAACTCTGAAAGACAATCATGGCATTTTTATCTGGAATCTTTAACAAGCCCGCTCCTGCTGCACCGGCTCCTGAAGCGCAAGTAAACAGCAATGGCTCTGCTGGCCCTGCTAGTATGCAAGCTGCTGCTCCTGCCAATCCCATGGCGCATCCTAACAACATGACTGGTCAACCTGCTGCTCCTGCTGCTGGCGGCCCGGTCAATCCGCTGGATGCTTACTCGAACCTGTTCACACCGAAAGCAGTTGATCCTAAAGCCCCAAAGCAGCCAACCATGGCTGATCCCATTCTCGGTACGCTTGATCCAGTTGCCTTCCGTCAGCAAGTCTCTACTGCCAACTTCGCAAGTTCAATCCCTCAGGAGCAGATGCAGAAAGCACTTGGCGGTGACGTACAAGCATTTACTGACGTCATCAACGCAGCATCGCGTGAAGCATTTGCCGCAGCAGCGCAACTCTCGCATGGTCTGATTGAGCAGGGCGTACGCACTGGCGCAGAACGTTTGAACAGCGGGTTGGATTCACGGATCAGGAACTTCCAGGTAAAGAGTCAGAATACAAGTAACGAGGCACTCAACCATCCCGCAGTGGCACCAATGCTGAATGCGGTAAAAATGCAGATTGCATCTTCCAATCCAAACTTGTCAGCAGATCAGGTTCAGTCCCAAGCAGAGCAGTATTTTAGCCAGATGGCTGACGTGCTGGTAGCACCCAAACAAGCAGCAGCTGCTGCGCAACAAAAGCCGTCAGGAACTGACTTCTCAAGTTATCTGGCATAACCTTTCTTCAACTTCTTAAGGAACTATCATGTCCGTCGGTCTTATTACTTCTGCGTATCCCACGCAACCCACAAACCTGAATGGCATTAGCTTTGCTTCTGCTATTACTCGTCTGATGCCTAATGGCACGGCTCCCTTGTTTGGCCTGACTTCTCTCCTGAAAGATGAGACTGCCAGTAACATCGAGCATGGCTATTTCAGCAAGACGATGATCTTCCCATCTGCCACGCTAGCTGCTGCTGTTGCCGACGGTGTTGCTACCTCCTTCACGGTGGTTGCTCACACTGACCTCAATGTTGGCGATATGCTGATGGTGGCATCTACGCAGGAAACTGTGCTGGTGACTGGCTTTGCTGACGCGACTCACATCACTGTGGTTCGTGGCGTTGGTACTATTGCTGCTGCTGCCATTGCAAACAGCATTGTGCTTTACAGCATTGGCAATGCCTTTGAAGAAGGTTCCACTCGCCCGTCGGCAGTGAACATCTTGGCAGAGCGCTACGTGAACTACACGCAAATCTTCCGCAATTCCTGGGCTGTTACTAAAACCGCTGCTGCCATCCCGCAGATCGCTGGCGCTGGTTATGTCTCGGAAAGCAAGCAAGACTGCGCTGCGTTGCACGCAATGGCAATCGAGAAAGCGCTGTTCTTCGGGCAGAAATTCATGGGTACCAGCAATGGCGCTCCGCTGCACACTCAAGAAGGTATCATCGCACGCGTTACGGCTGCTGCCTCTGGCAACATCACTACGCTCGGCGCTACTACCAACTGGACTCAGCTGGAAGCTGCTCTCGATCCGACACTGCAAACTGTGACTGATCCTAAGGGTGGTAACATCCGTACCATGTTCGTTGGTGGCACTGCTCGTCGTGTGATCCACAACATTGCACGTTTGAACAGCACCTACCAGATCACCAGCAGCGAAACCAGCTGGGGCTTGCAGATCGACACCATTCGTACTCCGCGTGGTACGTTCGAGATGATTGAGCATCCGCTGTTCAATGCTTACGGTGGCGCTGCTCCTTGGGCTAAGATGGCTGTGATCTGTGATCTGAATGCCTTCTCGCTGGCATATCTCCGCAAGACTTCTGATGCTGCTTACAATGCATCTGGCGCCTTGGTTGACAACGGTATTGATGCTGAAGGCGGTACGCTCACCACGGAACTGACCTCTACCATCAAGAACCCATCTGCTTTCGGTATCTTGTATAACTTCACAGCAGCTGCTGCGGGGTAATAACAAGTAGGCTTCACAAGAGCCTAACCAAGAACAGCCTCAGCCTAATCCGCTGGGGCTTTCTGCGTGAGAGCACTCAACTCTCTTAACCCAACTTTTGAAAGAAACAACATGGCTACTCAAACTATCCGATCTGGTGAAATGGCTCCGCAAGCATCACCTGATGTTATCAAATCAAAGCCTGTCAAGACTTATCATCACATGGTGCGTGGCGCCAAGTTCGTGATGCCTGATGGCCTTGAAGTTCAATTCCTTGGTGGCGTGTTCACTACTGCTGATCCTGAGATCATGGCCGAACTGGACAAGATTGCCAACCGCCCGGCCAGCATGATCTACACAAAGACAGAAGTTGTTGCAGAAGTGCAAGCACTGACAGCTGCTGCTGCTGCTGATGCTGTGCAGAAACTCGGCAAAGAGTAAACTGCTAGATAACTACTGAAAGAGACGTGCTCATGACTACCTTTGCTGAAATAGAAACCCTAGTAGTAGGGCAAACACGGCGTCCTGAAGTAACTGCGGTTACTCAGGCTGCTATTCGCACAGCTACGTTACGAGCACATCACACTGACTTCTTCACGCGTGACCTATCTACAGGTTCGCTGACATATATACCTTCTACTTCCTCGCTCTTCTATGACTTTGCAGATATCTCAAATACGCTGGTGCGTATGCGAGCATTTCAACTACTGCAATCCATAGACGCTACTACTCTAGTCCCTTCTGAGAATCTTGAGTACAGAGAACTCCAGGATTTATATGACAGTGATAACGTGCTACGTACCAGCATGTACACAATGATCGGTGATACGCTTCGCGTGTATCCAGCCGCGGCCACAGGAAAGCTGGCTGTGTACTATTATCGCAACCCGGTAACTACTGAGGCTGGTTACTCAAGCTGGATTGCCAATGAGTACCCTGATGAACTAGCCATGTGGGCCGCGGCCATCGTGTTTGCACGTACTGGCTTTGCAGAAATGGCTAATGATTTCCAGAGGACGCACGTAGTTCCATTCAAGGAACTCTTGATTTCGTCTCATTTGCTTGCTACAGTTAATTAACAAGGATACCGCTATGGCAACTTATGTTCCAAACGCATCTGACCCTACGCAACCTACAGAAGACAAGACTGTAGAATCTGCTGCGCTTGAGTTTCGTACCATAAAGGGGGTACTTGCAGATGTTACTGCTGTAGCTGGGGGCCTGGCAGCTGTCATGACAGTGGCAGATGATCTCAATGAGCCTGTCTCTGAAATTGAAACTGTAGCTACCAATATTGCTAACGTGAACACTGTTGGTGCTAATATTGCAAACGTCAATAATGTGGCAAGCAATACTGCTAACATTACGACTGTTGCTAATGATGCTGATGCTATTAATACCGTTGCTGGTATTAATACCCAGGTGGCTACTGTAGCTGCAAACGTGACTGACGTTACGAATTTCGCTGACGTCTATCTAGGCCCTAAAGCAGCTAATCCTGCAACGCGTAATGATGCCACTGCGTTGCAGGCTGGTGACTTATACTTTAATACTGTGTCCGCTACGCTGCTAGTATATACAGGTACAATCTGGGATGCTGGAGTAGTAGGTGTGTCAGATGTTGTGGACACTTCAACTAATCAGACTATTGGTGGCACCAAGACATTTAGCAACCCAATCAACGGTACTGCTACTAGAGTTTCCCAAGCTGCCACCTTTGGCGGTGCTGGGGCTGCTGCTGCACCAGACTCTGCTTATGATGGTGGCCTGCCAATCAATGTTACTTATACCACGCTAGGTGCTACAGCTTTTGGCTGGACTGTAGCGTCAGCAACAACAGCAGCCGCTGCACGCACAGTCCTAGGCACTGACATTTACAAAACAGTTCCTATCAATGGCTCTGGGTTTGTTAGCGGTGAGTGTTATGACTCCAATGCGGTTGGGCTAACTCTAAATACAGGCGTTGCTTTAGGATCAGTTTATACGCTATATAACCATGCTGCTTCAGCTATGACAATAACACAGGGAGTTGGGCTTACTCTGCGTTTAGCAGGAACAACATCGACAGGAAATAGAAATATAGCCGCTTATGGCATGGCCTCTATCATTTATATCTCAAGCACAGAAGCCATAATCAGTGGGGCTGGTGTGTCATGAGTGGAGTTCTTTCATCACTTTCTGCTATGCCGCCAATTTGGGAATACTCTTTTGTACTGAACTCTGCCGCATATAGTACATATACCGGTATGTGGGATGGTTTATTTGGGTCTACGTCACCAGCCGTTACAACACCGCCATTCGGTACGCGGATACTACAGTTATATTACAACAGCGCGGCTGCTAATAGAGTATCTTTGGGTTTTAACCAGCCCTTCTTTCCAATGGCACGTATTATTCAAATCCATGTTGACGGGTCGCTAAGGTATACCTGCTCTGTGTGGGATGCTGGTAACTATATCGTGCGCACACCTGCTGAGGCCATAACAAACTATCTTTCAGTAGGCGCCAGGTCGATAAGACTTGTAGGACTATCATGATTATCTACACTGACTTCATGCCATCCCGCTTCGGCGGGTACACTATTGGGCCTATCACACTGATTCGGCCTAAGCACAAGAACGACTTGTCGCTACATGCCCACGAGGCTGTACACCGCAAGCAGTTCAGAGACAATCCGCTCTTTGGGATTGCGTACCTCTTTAGCAAGAAACAGCGGCTGAAGTATGAACTGCAGGCATTTGCCGCTCAGCTACGTGTCAATCCTAGCGAGCTAGCAATATATGCTAAGCTGCTGGCTACAAATTATGATCTAGATATAACCACAGCAGAAGCCTTAGTTCTACTAGAAAAAGCTGCGGCAACAAACTAGCAAAGGAGCCCACTGTGGCAATTCAACGATTCAAAGTATCTCTCAATGCAGCTCGCTTTCCTCTGGTATCTACTAAAGGGCAACGAGCTGTTTTTATTCCTGCTCTTGATAGCGCACCGCGCACTCCCCGCACATTCATGGGTAGCACAGAGTCTGTAGACTATGACATTGCACAGGTCATCTACGGAGAAAACATCATGCCAGTCAGTGAAGGCCTAAAGAGTGTTGGTTACAACCAGCTAATTGCTCCTACAGTAAACACAGACTTTGACCAGATTTTCGCACTGCGTGACGATGCTGAGAACACGGTGCTGTACAGCCCAGCTGCTGGAAAGAATTACATCTACGATGATACAACGAGTGCTTGGACAACTACAAGCTTCTTTGATATTCATGGAGTGGTCATTGCTCCAACGTCTCCAAACACAGAAGCAACTGCGCAGGTGACTTACGCCTATGTAGATGGTAAAACGTTTGTATGCTATTCTAGGCTACTTGCTACTGGTGGAACTGATGCAAGTGTGCTATTTTGGAATCCTACAACTAAAACCTTGGAACCAGCCGGGGCGCTTTTAGCTAGCGTGCCATTTGCAGCTGGGACAATTGATGGTATCAGTAGCTCTAACGGCTACCTGATTATGTACAGCGATATCTCAGTAGCCTGGGCAGCATTCAATGGAACTGCATTTGACTACACAATCTACGCTAATGGTGAGTTTACTGGCTCAGGCTCTCAGATTCCAGAAGATGTGCAAGGCAAGATCAAAGCCTGTATTGGATTGCCTGGCGGCTTTGTCATCTTCACCACGAAGAATGCGATTGCAGCCACGTACCATGCTCAGAGCATCACGGCTCCATGGGTGTTTCGTGAGATTGCGGGTGCAGGTGGCATTGAAAGTTATGAACAGGCTACTGTTGAAGGCTCTCTTGGTGCCCTAATAGCTTATACTACTACGGGGCTACAAAACGTATCACTCAATAGCAGTGAAGAAGCGTATCCAGACGTTAGCGATTTTATCGCAGACCGTTATATTGAGCGCTATTCGTTTGGTACGCAGTCTCTGACACAGGCAGCTACGACACTTGATTTCTTTACCAAAATAACTAATATTGCAAATCGCTACTTGGTGGTAAGCTACGGCACCTTTCCAAAAATTTATTCGTACGCGTTGGTGTACGATTTGACACTGGAGCGCTGGGGCAAACTGCGTATCATTCACCGTGATTGCTTCTACTACACGTATGGGGCTATCACTGCGGACTTAACGTACTCTATGCTTGGTGATGTTAACTACGATTCTCCTGAGCTTGGTACGTATGTCAGCACCGGGCAGCAGGGCAACGCACTGGTGGCTGCTCAGCACGGCCTAGCATTTCTGCGGTCCAATGGTAGCGTGGAACTAGCAGACTGGAGTTCTATCACACGTGCCACAGAAGATGAAGCTGTAGCTGTGATTGGCCGCATTCAGTTGACACGCAGCAGCAATACACAGTTTAACCGGGCTGAGATTGAAGGACTCTCCAGTGGCCGCGTATTCCTGCAACCTGCCTACAACGGAAAAGTGCTTGAAGCTGCTATCCCACTGGTTGACATTGAAACTGCACCGAACTACAGGGTAGTCGGTGAGATGATTGACTGCAAGAATTTTAACTTAGTTGTAGAAGGTACCTTCGACTTATCAACTATGATCCTTGAAGCTACGACAAGCGGTAAGGTATAAGGAGCTACGATGCCTACATTTAATATTGCATCTGGACTTCCTGACTTACCTGTAGGATTAAGTGATAAAGATGCTGCACTGGTAGGCCCAATCTATCGTGCAGTCACTGCACTCTCGCAGCAGCTCAGCTTGCTTACTGGAAACGTACAGTATAGTGCAAGCGAGCAAGCTACCATTGACCAGTTTGGCAGTCTGATAGATTCTCGTGAGCAGCGCATCTACGTGAAAGCTATGGAAGCGCTCAGCTACGGAAGTCTTGTTACGCTTGTCGTAGACAGTGGTAAGTTGGCAGTCTGGAAAGCAGATGCAGCTACACTCACCAAACCAGCTCATGCTATCTGTGATGTTCCTGGGGGTGTAGCCGCTGGCTCCTACGGTGTTTGCCTGTTCATGCGTGGGCGCACGGCCAGCGTATCTGGCACGGCTCTCGGCACCACTTACTATCTGAGCACTGCTGGAGCCATGCAAGCAACCTCACCTACTGCTGACAGCGTACTTAACCAGATTGTTGGTGTAGGTCTTGGTAGTGCAGGTGTGTATCTAAACATAGAGCCTGTGGGTCAACGTGTTAGCAGAGTCTACAAGACCACAGTAAGTAATCTGCGTATCCAATATACAGATGGTACGTTCACTGACTGGACAGTCTAATATTATTCAGGTTTAAGGAGTTATTATGACATTTCGATTTGGACTTCGCAGCAAAGCAAACTTGGTGGGTGTGCATCCTGACCTCCAGGCAGTAGTTACTCGTGCACTTGAACTCAGTTCTGTAGACTTTACAGTGACAGAGGGTCTTCGTAGTGTGCTTAGACAAAAAGAGCTGTTTGCACAGCGCAAATCTAGAACGCTTCGCAGTCGCCATATTACTGGCCATGCCATTGACGTAGTAGCCCTACGTGATGGCAAAGTAACGTGGAACTGGCAAGAGTACGAAGACATTGCCGCAGCTTTCAAGCAGGCTGCCAAGGAACTCGGCATTGATCTTGAGTGGGGTGGTGATTGGCAGTCTTTCCGGGACGGCCCGCACTTCCAACTCAGCTATGAATCTTATCCAGTAACTAGGGATGCAGCTGCAGGAGAACAGGCATGAATCCACTACTCTTATCACCGCTCTTTGAACTTGGTAACAATATCATTGAGCGCCTGTTTCCTGACCCTGCGCAGAAAGCAGCAGCAGAACTTGAACTCTTGAAACTGACTCAAGAAGGTGACCTTCAGAAGATTCTTGCCCAGCTTGCGATCAATGCTAAAGAGGCAGAAAGCGCGTCTATCTTTGTTTCTGGCTGGCGCCCATATGTTGGCTGGATTTGTGGGACTGGATTACTCTACGCAACTATTCTGCACAACTTACTAGAATGGTTATCAGCAGCCAAGGGTTGGCCTATGCCACCTGCCGTAGATACTGACACACTTCTCTACGTACTCGGTGCACTTCTCGGTATTGGCACACTGCGCACGGTCGATAAGATCAGAGGCGTGGCAACTAAATAAGCAGCATTGCTGCAAAGGAAACTATCATGGCAACAGCTCAACTTCAACAACCGGAAGGTCTGATTACCCAGGCCGACGCCCTGCTCAAGCTTCTTGGTGGCACAAAGACTACTACCAGCCCCGGCGATACAGGCGCGCTGCAAAAGACATTTGCAGACTTGCAAGGAACTGACTACGAAGCCATGTTGAAAGCTATCTTTCAGCAGGCTGGCGGCCAGATTCCAGGAATCCAGCAAGCGATGGGTAATGCTATTGGTGCTCGCAGTGGCGGGAACTCTGCTGTGCAGGCCGCGCTACAGAAGTTGCTGGCGCAAACGAGTACAGGTGCAATGGATCAAGTAGCTAAATTACAGGCACAGAACTTTGCTACGCAGGCAAATGTCGGTGGTAATATTGCACAGGCTACCAAAGGTACCACCCAGAAAACAGGTACTGACGTAGGTGGTGGACTGGCTAATGCTGCTAAACTCGTTGCTTTGTTGCAAGGTGCCAAGACGCTTGGTGTCGACAAGTGGGTCAAAGATCTAGCTGGCACTGGCACAGCTGATACCCCCGGCACTCTGGCAGGCGCCCCAGCAATGAGCCTGGCACCAGCTGCACCAAACATGTTCTCTTCTGCTGCTTTATCTTCTGCGCAGGCTCCTCAAGCAGCTTCGCAAGAGTTTAATCCATTTGCTGGATACGACTACTCTGCCCAGAACCTGACTGACATTGGTATCGACCCTGGCAGTATCTCCTCTGGCGGTGCAATGCAGGAAGACCCACTTGCATTTTTGCAGACTCCCAGCTATGACTATTCAAACCAAAACTTGGCGGACATTGGTATTGACCCTGGCAGTATTGACTACTCTGGGGGCATGGAAGAAGACCCACTTGCTTTCCTTGACTTTGCAGACGGTGGACTGGTAACAAAAAAAGCCCAAGGCTACGCTGATGGCGGCACAGTTCGTGCTGGCGGTAGCCGGAGAAGTGCCAACCCAGCAGTAGATATTCGTGACCCAGATACGCTGATGGCACAAGCCGCAGCTGATAAGTTGCGTGGGCAGTTTGGTGTACAGGGAGGCGCAGTTAGCAGCCCGGCTGTATCTCTGTCTGCTGGTGATATTGTAAACAAGGTAGCAACTGCTGGCCCACTCAGTCAGCCTTTTGGCGGCAGTGGCGGCAGTGGCTCAGACAGCGGACCAGGATTTAACACTGGCCCTACTATCGGTGCTCAGGCATTTGGCAACGCTGTTGGTAAAGCTGGCGCTATCAGTAATATCTCTGGTGTCTTTGGTGGCCCCACTCTTGGCCCTGTTGGAGGTGTTCTTGGCCTGGCTGGACAACTAGCCCGAGCGCCAGATCGCGAAGCAGCACTCGGTGTTATGGGTAAAGCTGCGCTTAACATTGCGTCTCCGGGCCTAGGCTCACTTGCTAGTTTTGCAGCTAATCCAAGCATCACAACAGGGGTTAACACACTTGCCTCGCTGAATCCTGTTGGCGCTCTCTGGGGTGCTACCAGCGCATTGACTGGAATGATTAGTCCCGGCGAAGTGGCAACCAATGCAGTTGAGCTAGCCAATCCAAACCAGATGATGACACCTGAGCAGCAGTCTATGGTGGAAGCTGAGCAAGCAGCACAGCAAGCAGCATCTGCATTGCAGGCATCTATCGCTGCTGGGAATCCAAACTCAGCTGGACTCACTAGCCAAGCTAATGACATGGAAGGTGATGCACTTGGCAACCTGATGGGCCTTACCAATAGCTTTGGGACTGGCCGCAGCGGTAGCGGGGGCACTGGTTACGGTAGTAGCTACGGCGGTAATATTGGGACTGGTGGATTTAGTGGTGGTTTCCAAGGTAGCTTTGGCAGCGGCTCCGTTGGTGGTACTGGAGGCGGGCTTGGGAACGGAACAAGTGATGGCGCCGGAGGTTACGGAGGCTCAGACAACGGCTATGCAGATGGTGGTACACCTGAGGGTGTGGCAGATAACTTGACTATCAATGTTAGCCCAGGTGAATTTGTAATGAGTGCAGATGTTGTTGAGACACTTGGTGAAGACTTCTTTAATCAACTCCAAGCTGCTTTCCACACGCCAGCTGCACAGCAACGCAAACAAGGATAAGAACCATGGATATCAATCAACTGCTTTCTACGCTCACTAGCAATCTAAGCGCTTCCGATGCTGCTGTTACGGCTGAGCAGGGCCGTGCGACCAAAACCACGGCTGGCATGGAGACAGCCTCTACAGACATGAATGCGTTCATTCAGGACTCTATTGTCAAGGGGGCGCTTGCTAGCCAGCAGGCAGCTGAGATTGAGCGGCAAAAGATGGCAGTGGGGGAGACTGCCCAGAATATTGCCAACCTGAATCCAGATGACTTGAACAATGCATACGTTACCAGCATGGCACAGCTTACAGCTACACAGGCTGAGCGCGAAGCCACAATGCAGGAATACCGCAAGCTCACAGAGACTAGCTTCTTGGACAATCCTGTTGGCTATATCTTTAACCAGCTTGCGCTTCCTCAGGTTGTCCAGAAGCATAACAACCTGGCTACGCAGCAGGATGCGCTCACCAGTGACCTTAGCACTCGTACACAGCTGATGTATCAGAACAAGACACAGGTAACTGCTAATGTTGCTGACGCTACGAAAGAAGCCAAGCTAACTGAGTCTGCTGCTCAGGTTGCTGCTGCTCAGGCTAATGCTGAAAAAGTGCGCATGGAGAACTTTGGCAAAGTATCCACGGCTCGCATGAACGAGCTGGCACTGACAGATAAGCTGGTGCAAAATGCTAGCACTCGTTACAATGCCGGTATGAACATGGCTCAGTTTCAAGCAATGCAGCAAGAGCGTGCAGATGCTAGGGCTGAGCGCAAAATGCGCATGGATGAAGCAGCCAAGGACAAAGCAATCAAAGATGCTCAGGACGGCGCACTAGCTGTTGGTCTTGCCCGTGTGTCCGGAGCGCTTGGCTATCCAGTACCAGTCACTCTGGATGATTTTAAGAAGATGCCAGCAAGCAAGTCTAAGCAAGCTCTTTACAACGCAGCCATTGAAGGCACGTTTGGTGATGACCTGTCTAGTTCACTTAGCTTTGTCAAGAGTGGCAATGGTCCACGTATGCAGCAAAGTGACCCGGCATTCGTCAGTGGTGTTCGTGCCATTGACACAGGTGTGCAAAGTTATACAGCTGCTGTTGCGAGCAAGCTTGAGAACGCTAAGATGAAACCAGAGGAAGCTGTTGCGCAAGGTGCTGCTGCCTACACTATTGATGTGGTGGCCGCGGCCCATGACCCGAAAGCAGCTACTCCACTAAATGACCCAAAGTGGGATAGCACCTTCAACCCATACAGGTCACAAGATGCCACACTCATATCCTTGGTTAAGTCAGGCCAGATGCCAGCCCTCGCTAACAACAGTTTTGTTAAGATCATGGATACTGTTGCTGCTACTATGCCTCCTGGTACCCCTGAGTTTCGTGGGGAAGATCGTACTAACGCTATCAAAGCACTGGCTGAACTTGTCAGCGCACGTAAGATCACTGTTCAGCAAGCAGCCGCAGACTTAGTCAGCTACACTAAGACAGCAGCTGCTTACAATCAAAGTACCATGAAGCTGGCTAGTCTTAACATGCCGGTGCAGACCAATGCGTTTGTGAAAATTCCTGGATACAGTTTCACCAGTCAAGCTAAGGTTGGTGATATTATGAATGTAGCAAGCGCAGAGAACCTGCTAACTAGTTTGGCCACAGATAAAACTGCTGGCAAGTTTGCAGGGCCGGGCGGCTTCTGGCGTTAAGCGTGGCAACTACTAGAAAGACCTTATGGCAAATGAATTTCACCCTGTAGTACTTGGAGCTGACACTGCGAATCTGCAGGAGTCTGGCCTATCTTCTCTCACTAGCGCAATTACGCAGGGCGCTCCAGCAGCTGCAGCGTCTGGCCTTCTGTCAATCTGGAATACTTTTCAGCCAGCGGAGGATGAAGTCAACACAGCTAACTTTATTCGTGACATTGACTCTAGTATGGGAGATTACTATGACACCCATAAAGAAGCGGTTGATATGGTTGGATTTGTTGGTACTTCTTTTATCCCTGGCCTTGCTGGTATAAAGGCGCTCAAACTAGCGCGTAGCGGCAATGCACTTGGGTCTGTTGGCCGGGCGCTGAATCTGGCACCGACAAAGAAGGCGCAATATCTGGAACAAGCTATGCAGGAGATTGGCCGCACTGGTGGCGCAATCCCCAAACTTGGCACTGCTGCGCGCATGAAGAACATTGGCTGGGAAGCTGCAGATCAAGCATTGCAGGGACTGGCATTTGAATCTGCTGTTGCTCTTACCATGAGCGACTCTCCCGTATTTGACAACTCTACAGCTGGTGACTTTGCTTGGAACATGACGCTTGGCACTGTGTTGTCTGGCGTGATTGGCGGTCCACTGGCATCTATTGGTGCTCGCGGTATTCTAAAGTCTGTGCAAGCTGATGTTGAAGCTGCCAAGCGTAGCACTGACGTTGTGTTTGACTTTCAGAAACTTGGTCTAATGCCCGGCACCAGCACACTTCTCTTTGCTGAGAACATCGCCAAGCTGCCTGACCAGTTTGTTAACATCAAAGTTAACTACAAATATGATGGCGTTGCTAAAAGTGTGGTGCTTGAGGACAGTGCAGAGATGCTGGCTGATACGCGCAAAGCTGCGGTCAAAGCAGGTGAACAGAAGTTGGCACTGTCATTCAATGAACTCGCTAAAGGTAATGAGATAGTTGGACAGGCTTATCTTGGACTTATTAAAGACGGCATGATTGCTGCTCGTGAAGCTGGCAAGACTGTTGATGAGCAGATTGAACTGGTGCGCGGCTACCTAAACAATGTGCAGACTATTGGCGCTGTTGATCTTGATAAAGTAGCTGTAAATAGCCGTAAGTTTTATGTGACCATTGAGCCAGAAGACTTGATGAATCTCTACTCTACTACTCGCATCCCTGGCAAGACTGGCAAGTCTGCGTATCAGCTGGCGGAAGAAGCTACGCGTGAAACTCTGAAGACACGGAGTTTTGAAAGCACTGGCTTCCCAACGCTGAAAGCTGCTTGGCGTGCTAACGTAGATGCTGATGTGCTTATCATGCCAAATGGCCGGGCCGCTATCAATCCAAACAGTAAGCAAGTCACGCGCATCTTTGAAGACATTACCAAGGTAGATATGTTTGTCAATGTGCGGACAGGTGTGGTAACTCCTGAATCTGTTGTGCACTTCGCTGATACTATTCAGCCGGGTAAACTGTTTAGTACTGTTGACTCTATTGGCGTAGGCAACAAAGCCTATCCGCAAGCTGCAACACAGTTGCCAGATATGGCTCGCGCAGCTGTTGAAGGATCTGCACGGTGGGCATGGGTAGCTAAGTTCGGTGCTAAAGGTAGCACGGCTAGTGTGGCTGATCTGTTCAGACTTACTGGCGGCACCATTGATTCCCTTGATCTGCCAGTGCTTGCTCGCGTGCTTGAACTTCAGAAAGAACTCGGTCCGGACTCTGTTGCTAAGTTCATGATTAAGCATGATGGCGACGTGGTAAGTGTTCAAGACTTTTTGACTAGTGGTGGCACACTGCAAGCAAAGAAGTATGAAGTGCTGCAAGGTGAGTTGATGCTTGGTGAGCACTACGACTTGTCTCATATCTCTGCGCACCTGAACGCTCCTGAAGACTTCATTGAAGAAGCTATTCAACGTGACTTTATTCCGCCTGGCACTGGCGAGACTATCAAAGCTGACTATCCAGTTGCTGATGCGCTGGCGCCAAAGTCTGTGCGTGCTACTTGGAACTTCAAACCTGCGTTTAAAGAATCTGGTCTTGATCCCGTGGAACTCTACGAGCAAAATTTCGGCCCTGCGTTCCTAGCTTCTACTGCACTCTCCCGCTTCTACAATCAAGAGATTCGTGAGCAGATTGGTACAACTGGCTTCAACGTAGTAGTCGGTGAGTTTGCAAAGAACTTCCCAGAGGCTCCAAAGAATCTCAGTGCTAGCACTTCTCAGGCTGGCGCAGGTGCTCAGCTGGCTGGCGCCTCTAACGCAGACTACGGTAATCTCGGCAAGCTGTATGTGCAAGAGACTGGCAAGCAAGTAGCTAACACTACGCAGGCTATCCGTGATGCTGAAATGCTCACGATGACTCCTGCCATCAATGCTATCAAAGCAAACCCAGCAGCCGCCGCGGAACTCGGCGTGCTCACGAATGCGCTGCGGAAATCTAAGTATCGTTACCAGCTTGATCCTGATGGACTACGCAGAATTGTGTCTACGGATGCAGTTAAAATGGCGCAGAAAGAGAAGATCACCATTGATGAAGCTATTGACTCTCTGGTTGCAGAGGGTAAAGTTGGTCACGTGATTGACATTGAGAATAAGGAAGTCATGGACTTCTGGGACTACCATGCCAAGATCAATGGCGCTCGGCAACAGAAGTTTACAGTTCTGCACAATGCTACTGGCTTGTCTGTAACTGCACAGAACGCAGATGTTATCTATGTGCCTCCAGTTAACACAGTCAAGTATCCGTACCATGCCTTCGTGACTACTAAGAAGCAGGTTGGCATTGCTAGTGACGTGACCATGGTAACAGCTAAAGATGAAGCTAGTCTCCGCAAGCTGGTTGAGGAGATTGACACGGCCCGGTACGATGTGCATTACAAGAAAGATTCTGAACTCTATCACAAAGCCAAAGGTGACTATGACTATCAGATGACTGTGCACGAAAGCACTATTAATAGTGATCTTAGCCGCACAGGTAAGCTGGCAGACTTCTTCCCAGAAACAAATGCACAGAGCGTGCTGACAGATTACCTTGAATTCCACAGCAAGCAGACGGACAGACTTATTCGTACTGCTGTGCAGGTTAAGGATCGCCAGTTCTTTGGCGAGATGCAATTCCTGTCTGACAACTATCGCCGCGTATCTGAGTCTACGGCCACTGGCTTCACTACCATGCTCAAGAAGAAGGTAGCTGATCCATTCGGAGATTACATTAAGACAGCTTTGAATGTGTCTAAGCAGCAGGAATTCCCACTGCTGGATAGCTTGAATGAGTTCATTGATAAGGTTGGCCTGTCCATTGGTAAGCAGTTTGAGTTGTCACATGAGATGGCCGCGCTCAAGAAGAATATCGTTGATCCAGTTACAAAGCAGGAGATGACTCCCTGGGCCTATGCAGATAAGGTAAGCAAGAACGCTGGCCTTGGTATGCCATACGGTACTGACACAGCCAACGCACTGGTCAACAGTTACATTGAAGCTAACAAGTCATTCCCACGTAATGTGATTCGTGAGAGTTTCCAGAAAGCTAATATGCTGCTGGCTAACTTTACACTGCGCCTTGACTTTGCTAACAGTTTGATCAACACAATCTCTACGGCTATCATGGTTGGCACAGAGATGCAGAGTATCAAGGGCATGATTGCTGGTGACAACAAGCTGGCTGGATTTCTTACTGAACTGCGCACTGTTGGCGTACCCGGCCAAACTATGCGTGTACCTACAACTACTAAGTTGCTTGGCAATGCTATCAACAGCTTCTTTGGTGCTGACAAGACTGCACTGCTGACACGCTATAAAGATATTGGTGCAGTCAAGACTGTGCTGTCTACATACCATGACGTGCTAGATGATCTGGCATTTAACAGTGTGCTCAATCCTGCTAAGTGGACTGACAAGGTTAATGCTAGCGTAGACAAAATGGCCAACTACACAGGTAACAACTTCAGTGAGGAGTTCACACGCTTCATTACTGCTGACGTGATGCGCCAGCTTACTGATCCGCTGATTGGTGCAGGGAAGATGAGCATCAAGGATCAGAACTCTTATATCAACGTGTTTGTTAACCGTGTGCAGGGTAACTATGTGACCAGCCAACGCCCTGTCATTTTCCAGGGAACCACGGGCGCGGCTGTTAGCTTGTTCCAAACGTATGCGTTCAACGTGCTGCAACAACTGCACAGGCATATTGAAGGCCGTGATGCTAAAACACTGGCTACGTTCGCAGGACTACAGTCTACTGTCTTTGGTTTCAATGGCTTGCCATTCTTTGATGCAGTAAATACTCACTTGATCGGTTCGCAGATTTCTGGAAACACTTATCATGGAGATGCTTATAGCGTTCTGCCAGCATTTAATAAGGAACTTGGAGACTGGATGCTCTACGGAACTGCCAGTGCTTTCCCCTTGTTTAGCGGCACAGCGCCTGCTCTCTATTCTCGTGGAGATATTAACCCACGGCATCTGACTGTGATTCCTGTCAATCCTATGGATGTTCCTGCGGTGCAAGCTAGCATGAAGCTGGTTGGCACGATTGCAGAGATGGGTAAGAACATGGTCGGTGGTGCTGACATTACAGATAGTCTGCTGAATGGACTTGAGCACCAAGGTATCTCTCGGCCACTGGCTGGATTTGCACAGCTGCTTGCAGGCAGGTCTACCACAGGCTCCGGTGCATTGATTAGTGCAAGCAACGATCTGGCAGTTACTAACAGATTTGCTGCTGTTGGTGAGAGGCTGCTGAGTGTTGAAGGTGTTAGCAGACTTGCTGGTGCGCGGCCAATGGATGAAGCCGTGGCGCTCAACAATCTCTACCGTAACAAAGCCTACGATGCACTTGACAAGCAGCGGCTTGAGAGTCTAGGTAGGACTGTGAAGGCAACTCTGCGTAATGGTGAAGCACCAAGCGAAGATGATCTCAGCACATTCATGGGTAAGTATGCAGCTGCTGGTGGGCGCCAAGAGAACTTCAGTGGTGCCATGCAGCGGTGGCAGCGTGATGCCAGTGTCTCAGTGATTAACAGAACTGCAAACAATCTGAGCAAGAATTCTAGCCGCAGGATGCAGGAACTTATGGGTGGCTACGTTGCACCTGACTTTACAAGCGAACCACAAACTGATGCTACGCAGGGAGAAACAGAATGAGTATTCCAGCAGGGTACAAGTGCAATCAGTGGGGCTGGTTCTGGAATGAATCTGACAATAGCGGTCCCTACTACCTAGATGCTGATGGATTCATGTGCCAAGGATTTCCTAATAAATTCTACACAGATTTTAATGGCCCTCATGCTAGACTACGTGTAGATCAAGGATCAACTAGCTTCTATGCAGGAAAAGAGTATAGAACTTTCCAACAATTTACTATTCCTGCTCTTGGTGTTGTGACTGTGCGCGCTACGGTCCCAATAGATATTATCTTACTAGGCGCCAGCTTTAGCAGTGAAGGATCTAGTCTGGAGATTCAGCTTAAAGTGGGTGGAGTAGCTGCCGGGCCGTGGACTCCGATGCCGGTGCTGCGAAAGAGCACTATGCTCTCTACTCCAGTAATAGTAAATCAGGTTACTATGGATTACGATGGCAGTCACGTCGGCGGTACGCTGATTGATATTCTTCGTGTAGTTGCTGGCAATAAGTCTAGTTCACAGAGTGGCACTGGCTCTGAGCGTGGCATCGGCCCAGGCATTTATTACTATGTACTTACCAACGTAGGTAATCAAGTAGCTAGTGTGATTATGTCTGGAGAGTGGGAAGAAAGAACCTAGCTTCGCTAGTCTGTAAACAACCAGACAAAAGAAAAGCCCCAAGGATGTTGAGTCCGAGGGGCTTTGTTGTTTGTGTAGTTAGTAGGTAACTACGGCTTGCGTTGCCCTTGTGCCAGCATTGGGAGCGGAGTTGTTACCGTCACATTCGCGCACTCGGTGTAGCCACGCTTGATGCACAGTTCGCAGAGTGGATTACATGGTGCGGGGTATGCGCCTGCTGCGAGATATAGCAGCGCCCCATCAGGGGTGTTCTTTATCATTGTTCCTTGCAGGTAAGAGCATCCTGGTGCCATGGCGGAATCAACTCGCACAACAACCCCAACAGGCTCCTGCCCCTTGATGCTGGCAAG